AACTATCTATGTCTATGGGCATGAATCACGAAAGAAAATTTAAGGAAGCTATACAAAGATATGGCGTAAGAAAGAAAGACAAGACTGGCGGTAGCCGTGTTGTTAAAGTACCAAATTTAGTTTAAATAATCTCAGATAAGGAGACATTCTCGCCTCGCAAGCTGAGATACATAATAGGAGAATACTATGGCAAATATACAAAAATTTAGAGCACACGAATCGTTGGCAATAGAGTCAGCTGGAGACTGGCAAGTTCAAACTGCTGTTACTGCTGATGCAGATGGCGTAGCTGTTAATTGCACTGGATACCACCAAGTTCACTTAATGTCTGATAATGATTTTTATTTTACATTTAATACAACAGGAACAGACTCAGATGTTAGCACATCTAATGATTTATACCTAAAGGGTGGAGATACAATATACACATTAAAAGTACCTAATGGTTTAGGTAATGGCGTTTACTTGATAATGGAAAGAAAGGGTAGTTCTGACGCAACAGTTAGAGTTATCTTAGCTTAGGGGGATATATGGCTTTTATTACAACAACAGCAAATTCAATATCTTCTGGTGGTACGATTAATGGAGACATTACTATTGAAGGAGATTTGACAGTAAATGGAGATGGAGCTGGTGCATACGATGAAATAATAAATGGTAATCTCAGACTTGATACACCCGGTTCAGTATCAACTACATTAGAATTTGTTCCAACTACAAGTCAAGCATCTCAAATTAAATTTTATCAAGATGACGGTACAACTCAAGATGCAAGAATTTTTGCACCAGAGGGAGCAGAAGATTTAGCATTTGAAGCTGGTACAACTGAAATGATGCGAATGACTACAACGGGCATTGGAATCGGCACAACCTCACCGCAAAAAAAAGTAGACATTGTAGACATTTACAGTACAGGTGGTTCATTAAATGAGGATTTACAATTATTAATAAGAGGTGGTAATGCTGACCTTGACCCGACAGGAGACTCTATCGGTCTTGGATTCGGTTATGGCTCTGCTGATAATTATGTAAAATCTGGAATAGTACACGAATTTACAAGTGCAAATGGAAGTGGAACATTGCATTTTTGCACCAGCTCTGTATCAGGAACAGATATAATTAATAAAGGCGATGCAAGAATGTCTATTACAAGTGCTGGACATGTAGGAATTGGAACCTCTTCACCAGCAAGTGCCGCTGGGGCAAATGCTTTAGATATAGTAGATACAAATACAAGTTCATCCTCACAAGGTGCATCGTTAAGACTCGGCTCAAATGATGGTGGAGCAATGGGAGATGACCACAGATTAGGTGTAATTAGCTTTAGAGGTTCAGAAGATGGTGCTGGTACAATGACTGAGGGTGCGAGAATTGATGCTATTTGTGATGCTGGTTGGAGTGCCACAGAAAATGGGGCATCATTAAGATTCTTTACTACTGATGGAAATGCCTCTGAAACTCAAAGATTGATAATTAATTCAAGTGGACACGCTACCTTTGCTGGAAGTCAAACTTTATGGGCAGATGGAAATGTTTCATTAGCGGCTACAAAACAACTTTATTTTGATGGTGGAACTCATACATATATAAGTGAATCAGCTGACAATGTTCTTTCATTTGTAACAAATGGGACTACCAGAGCAACAATGAATACTAGTGGATTAAATGCAACTGTTTTGAATATGGCTCAAGATTCAGACGCAACTGTTGCTACATTTAAAGGACACGAAGACTCTGCTGGTACAATAGAAATTCACGCAGACCAAGGAGATAATAATGCTGACAAATGGAGAATTGCAGCGAACACATCTGGAGATTTAGGTATAGGTACATATAGTTCAGGTAGTTGGGTAAATGCTATTCAATTTAATTCAGATGCACATATTAAAACGACTTTAAAATTATCTGAAGATAGTGGTGCAACTTCAATAGAGTTTATTCCAGCTAATGGTCAATCATCTGAAATTAAATTCTATCAAGATGATGGTTCAACTCAAGATTCAAGAATATTTTCTCCAGAAGGAGCACAAGATTTAGCATTTGAGGCTGGTACAACTGAAGTAATGAGAATGACACCTGATACTATTAATTATAATAGCACTGGAGGTTCAGCAACAACTCATTCTATAAAAACATATTCAGATACAACAGGGCATACAAGTGTATTAAATTTTGATAAAAGTCATAATGATACTGTTGGTACTTTAACCACTACAACTGACGGAAGTTATTTAGGAATGATACAATTCAGAGGTATTGATTCTGGTGGAAATATAGATAATGGGGCATATATCGCTGGAGTTCAAAATGGTTCTGCAAGTAGTAGAGTCCCAAGCAAAATGCTATTTGGTTGTTATGATGGTAGTAATGAAAAAATACCTTTTATTCTTGATGCCAACTCTAGAATCTCACTAAGTAATAATGATAGTGGAGATTATAACACCACATTGGGATATAAAGCTGGGAATGCGATTGGAAGTGGTAGTGCAGAGGGTGTATTCATAGGGCATAATGCGGGTTTATTACTTGCATCTGGAGATGGCAATACAGTTATTGGAATGGATGCTTTTAAATCTGCTGATGGCGCAGAGGGTTCAAATGTTGTAATCGGCAAAACTGCTGGACAATCAATGAACCATGATTCTTCACATCAGAATGTTATTATTGGCGTTGGAGCAATGGCTGGTGGCACTGCTCAACAAAATAATAATGTTGCAGTTGGGTATTTTTCATTAGGTAGTATTGGGGATAATGCTCAAGAAGGAAGTGTAGCAGTTGGTTCAAATGCGTTAGGGGCATTGACAACTGGAGGTAAAAATACAGCAGTCGGTTATTTAGCTTTAAACGATATTACTACCGAAATTGGCAATGTCGTAATGGGTTATGAAGCTGGACAATTTATGAGAAACGATGCTTCTGATTTTAATGTAATTATAGGTACTCAAGCGGGTGTGGGAGGAACAGCTCAAAGAGATTATAATGTTGCAATAGGTTATCGAGCGATGGGAAGTGCTTCTTCTCAAAACAATATTGGTGCTAGTAATAATGTATTTATTGGTTCTTATTCTGGAAATGGTACTTGGACAGGTGCAGCAAGTACCAATAATACTGCTGTAGGTTATGGAACAATGTCAGCAGGTGCTATGAATGACGCTGGTAATAATAGTGCATTTGGAGCAGATGCTTTAAAAGATTTAACAACAGGTGATAATAACACTGCTATAGGTCAATTAGCCGCAACAGATTTATCTAGTGGAAGTAGCAATGTTGCAGTTGGTAGAGCGTCTTTATATAAAGCGGCTCACGATGAAGCAGATAATGTTGCAGTTGGTACAAGTGCGATGGAAGGAGCAATGCAAAATGGGCTAGCAAGCACGGGTAGAGAAGTAAAGCAAAATATAGCAATAGGTTCAGGTGCATTATATGGTGGAACATTAACAGGAACTGATGATATTAAAAATAATGTAGCAATAGGGCATCAAGCTTTAGATGGAACTGGAACAAATTCTCAAGTAGGAACAATTGCTATTGGACATCAATGTCTTACTACTGTTTCATCGGGATTAAGAAATACAGCTATCGGATACCAATCTAGCTATTATAATTCAACAGGAAATGATAATGTATATCTTGGTTATTGGGCAGGTTCTGGTACATCTGGAAGTCATAGCAATAATGTTGGAATCGGTGCAAGTGCTTTAGGATTAATCAGTACTGGAAGTGACAATATAGCGATAGGAAAAGATTCAATGGCAGTTCATACTACAGGCGGTAAGAATGTAGCGATTGGTTACCAAGTTATGCTTGACACAAATGCTGGAGGCACAAGTCTTGGCTCTTCTGAGAATGTATTTATCGGTTATCAAGTGGCTTCTGGAACATGGACAAATGCGGCTTGTAATCATAATGTCGGGATAGGTAATGATGTAATGAGAGGTGCGTTAGATGGAGCAACTCAAAATGTAGCAGTTGGAAGTGAGGCTTTAGTAGGTCTTACCACAGGAGATGGAAATGTTGCTTTAGGATATAAGGCTCTTGAGGATGTTAATACTGGAGGTAGTAATGTTGCTATTGGAAATTCTTCTGGTATAGCATTGACAAGCGGAACTGATAATATAGCAATAGGAACAACTTGTTTATATAATTCTACAGATGTAGATAAGGCTATACTTATTGGAAAAGAGGCTGGTAATGGTGCTTTGGACAGTGATGCGGATGGAATAATAGGCATTGGATACCAAGCTCTTACTGCGAATACATCTGGAGCTAAAAACGTAGCATTGGGGTATAAATCAATGGCCGCCCTTACAGTAGGAAGCAACAACATAGCTATTGGTTATGAAGCTATGGATGCAATAGCTGTTGGTGAAAGTGACAATATTGCTATTGGTTATGGAGCGATGGGTGCTATGGATGAAGGTACTGGTGGTGGAGATATAGATTACAATATAGCTATCGGAACAAATGCTTTATTAGGTAATGATTTAACTAGCAACAATAGACAAGTACAAAAAAATATAGCGATTGGGCATAACGCTTTGGATGCAACATCTAATGGAGAAATAATAGGAGCAGTTGCCATAGGTCATAACGCTTTAAGTGCATCTCAAGCTGTTATAGGAACTGCATTAGGCTATTTGGCTCTTGAAGATATGACGTCAGGAGTAGGAAATACAGCTTTAGGATATAGAGCTTGTGAGCAAATTACAGATTCTGGATATAACACAATAGTTGGACATCAAGCATTAAATTCTGAAATACAAGGAAGTCACAATGTAGCTTTGGGATACCAAGCACTATATTCTCAAAACAAAGGAAGTTCCGTAGTAACAGCAAATATTGGAATCGGAGTAGAAGCTGGTTACCACAATGATACTGGAGTTTATAATGTATGGCTAGGATATAAGTGTGGAACAGGAGTTGATGGAAACAGTAATAACAACAATGTTGGAATTGGGTTTGAAGCAGCTAAGGGAATTACCACTGCTAATGGTAGTGTTTGTGTAGGGTATCAAGCTGGTACGGCAATCACTTCAGGTATTCATAATATTTGCATAGGCTATCAAGCTGGAAACAATATCACAGAAGGGCAAGGTAATGTCTTAATTGG